GGTAGATATTGCACCAGTCTCCTCCCGCCCGCGCTTTGGTTCCACACCGGACAGGATAGCATCAGCCACGTTCGGAGTAGCAGGAGCTGAGGCAGCAGGGGAACCGCCACCAGTCAGTATCGCATCAGCAAAATTGAATTCATCAGCCATAATTTACTCCAATAATCCAAATTCGGTTCTGACACGTTTCATTACCGCGTCATTTATTAGTCCAGCCTTAATACCCGCTGCCTTCAGTTCGGCACCAATTTCCTTAGCCCTATCGTTTATGATGCGCGGCATGCTTTCGATCTCCAACGGGTTACCCTCTTTGTCAAACATCATAACCACCTCACCGCGATTATTGCGGTTGATAGTTAGCCCGTTATTGTTTACGTAATGCAAGCGGGCAGCGGACATTCTCAGCTTCTTCATCTGGTTTGCCAGTTTGGAGCGGAACTTGGTGGGACCGTCACCCGCGATGATACCGTCCCCAATATCAGCTACTGCCTTCCGGAGGCGTTTGGCTTCGGCCTCTGACATCTGAGCGCCGGTGATCTCCTTGATGTATAAATTGATGTTCTCTATCGAGTTCTGGGCGAAGGCTGAAAATTCCTCCTGGTACTTCTTCTCTTCGGGGGATAGGTCAGATCCAAACTTCTCCTTCACGTTCAGGAATGCGGACTTGAATTTTCCCTGATAGGTTAGAAACTCGTCCTTGATCCCGTTCTCTATCTGCGCCAGCCGCTTAATACCCTCAGTAGCGTTTATGAGAGCTTTCTGGATGACGTTGGTAGCTGGCCTACCCATCCCCGGCGCTTGCGTTATACCGGATTCCCCGCCAGATTCGATAAGCAGGTTGCCCTCTGCGTCCAGCGAGATGCGGTCCCCCTTCTTCAGTGCATTGGCCTTGGTAATTGCGTCAGTGTAGATCTTCGCTTTCTGCTCAGGGGTAAACTGTTGCCCGCCCTCTTCAGCATCCGATATCAGCTTTCCCACGGTGGATACTGCCTTCTCCTCTTTATCTTTACCCTCAGCTACCACCGTACCGCCCTCAGTTACTAACTGCTGGTCGACACCTAACACTTTCGTTTTGGGTTGCTGTACCATGAATCGCAGTTGCTGGTTGAGGACTCCAACCTGGCCTTGGTCATACCCCTGAGGGAATAGTGAGTCGAACGCCTCTGCCCCTTCAGGTGACTTAACTGCTATCACATTCCGCGCAGCCTCAAACGATTCAGGCGATTTTACGTTCTGCAGAATGTTTGCCATAAACTTGAAGCCAGCCTGGGCCGCTTTATCCGTCTTGGACGCTGCGACATCTTCGTCTGACGCAAGCTGGGAAGTGAGTTTAGCCTCAGATAGTTGCTGAGCGGCTACATTGGCACCAACGGCAGAACGTTTAACCATGGGGTCCAAGACGCTGGGAGCCTTAAATTGTTGTATTGCTGCTACCATGATTACCTCGCTAACATGTTGGGGTTAAATGTTGATCCGGTGGTTGTCAGTGGCTGGCTACTAGTGAACAGGCTGGCAAGTTCGGGAGCCATTTCCACTCCGGTATTAGCCAAGTTCTGTAACAGACCGATAGCGGCATTAGCACCTCCCACCTGACCGCCAGCCTGAGCATTGGCAGCACCAGCGGTAAAACCAGCTACAGCGGGGGCCATCTGACCCGTAAGGTTAGCAGTCTTGGCAGCAGCCCCAGCCCGTAAGTTAGCCTTTGCATTTCCCTGATTTGTAGCCAAGTTAGCTACATTCGTCTTTGCCGTATCCGATCTGCTGATAAGTGGCATCAACCGGGCGAGTGCCTGATTCAGGCTGGTAGACGCCAACCCTTGACCAAACTCCTCCGCAGCTTTCACTCCTGAACCAGACAGTCCACCACCACCAGTCCGCGAGAACGCAGCTTGCAGAGCTTCAATACCCTGCTCCTGCTGGAATTTCACCCCTGGATCGTCCATTACGCTGCTGGGGTCATCCAACAGTGATCGGTATTGGTTTAGCGGCCTTTCGTCTATCATGGTCTGGAGCTGCTTGGAGGCAATATTGTACCCGGTATCCATATCTACCAGACCTAAATCCACCGCTTTCTGGATAGCTTCCCTCTCTGCTTCCAGCGATTGCGCGGTTATCCGCGCTGCTGCTTGCTGTCCACCAGCCATAGTATCTGCAGCATCCCCAGCAGCTTGACCAGCAATGACCGCACTTCCAACTGCTCCAGCAGCCGCTATAATCCCAGCAACTATTACAGGTGCTAACATGGCATTCTCCTTTTATTTTTTCTTTTTTCTTCCTTGGTTATCTATCGTCGCCAGCACATCATGCATGTATGTACGCTTTCTCTTCGATTTCTTCTTTGGTGCTGCTTTCTTCGGTGTAGTCTTTATCTGTTTATAACTCTTTTTACGTGCTGCAGCCGCAGCCTTCTTTTTCTTCGCTGCAGCATCCTTTTTAATCAGAGCAGTGTTTGCTTTAATCTGCGGACCAACTTTATGAAACTTTGGTTTCTTCATTGTACCCCCTATGTTGATACTCCTAGTTTATCGGATATATAGTGAACGTGTGTTTCTATAAGTCTTACATCCCCAGCGAAAGTATCCCCCGCATTGCTAATATCTCGGTACAATCTGCACAATATCAGGCTATCTGCTGCAATTGCACCTGCACCACCTGTTATACCGATATCTTCTATTAGCACTGCGTCATTAGCAGGTGTTCCGGTTGTAATTGCGCTAAGATGTCCTATCGTGGCTGTACCAGCAGTAAAATCTACAGCAGCACCAGCGGCTGTTACTTTCCACTCTATTGCGAAATATACTCCAGCAGCAGCTACAGGTGCCGTGTCCACGAAGAAAGCTAAATGTATAGCCATATCTGTTGTATAATCATATCTAGACGGGGTGTGAAAGGAGAAGAATACCTCCTCGTCAACCGTATGACTGAAATCCAGCGTCGGAAAACCATCCTTTAGTCCTTCGCCGGGAGGACTACCTACACAACGCTTCATAGATGAAAGTTCGATTGTATGATGATTAGTGACTCGCGCAGTACCAGTAAGCGTTACTTCCCCTGTGTTATCAATTTCTACCCTATTAGCTCCTACCCCAAGATTAACGGCGGCATTAACTGTTAATATCTGGTTCGCTGCTACTGTGGATAGAATCCCATACAGTATCGCGTTCGTAATTTCTGTTGCCTGATCTGCTCTTGGATAGGCGTCTATTATCAGACGGTCACTCAACGCATGTTTTGCCCCCGCTTGGTTACCAATGAAAATGACATTATCTTCATCTGTAAGAAGTTCCCCAGCTTCATCACCAATTAAAACACAATCACTACCAGACCGTAACGCTATACCCGCACCATTTCCTACACCTACATTGTGTCCACCGTCAGATATGTCGTTAAATACTCGTCTGCCGACACCTACGTTATAGGATGCTTCAGCAGTTATGATGTTGTAATTTTCGCCACTTACAAATATATCAGCAGTTAAGGTCAGGTCCCCATCAGCTACAGCCGTAATAGTAGTTTCCGTATCATCGGTTGTATTCCGAATTACCATCGTAGATTTCACTATACCATCTGTGAGGAAGGTTTCAGTGGAATCTATTAGGTGTCCTGCTGTAGTCCCATCTGCTGTACCCGCTACTGGATTATGTCCTGTACCACAGAAGTAACCAATAAAAACGTTTGCCTCCCCACCTTTTATTGTTCCCCCGGCACTATACCCTACGTAAACGGCGCGAGTTGTATCTTCACCGGACTGGCCAGCGGCATATCCAATCATTACACAAGTTTCAGGGGATATTTGTGCATAACCCGCATTACGTCCTATAATTATGTTGTTGTCTTTGTCTAGTAACTTATTTGCGCAGCTATAACCAATTAGTATATTTCCATTTGCATCAGCTAAGGCTGAGCCAGAACCGCCACCCCCCACTACTACATTAAGATTCCCGGTGGTCAGGCTGTCCATCGTGGTTGCTTCACCCACGCTTATGTTACCCGTTGCGACAAGCTGTATATATGCTCCGTTCAACGTGTTTACCAGAAGGTCTGTTGCTATATCCAGATCCTGAGGGAGTGAAAGCGTGATACTACCGGCTGCGTTCGTGATGGTGATCTGGTTTGCGGTTCCAGTCAGTGCGGCAAGCACAGGGTCCGCACCGGTAGATCCGATGGGAAGCTGCCCGTTAGTGGCCGCTGCCAGAACCGTAAGGGGGTCTGTGCCACTACCTACTACCAGAGCGTGATCAGTTATAGTAGCTAGCCCCGTTCCACCCTCTGCAACTGGTAAAGTTGCTCTAAAGAAAAATGCCGAAACGTTGGTACCGTCTGGTATAAGTATTACTGCATCATATTGATTACTTAATCTTACAGTAGCAGACCCGTTTATCGTCTCAGCCCCTTCAGTAGCAATATCTAACACGTAGCTATTATTAACGTTTACTACTACAAACGACCTACCTGGATTACCAGTGATAATCGCTGTAGGAATAGTTATAATTTGATCAGAGGAGTTAAATTCCACTGTCAGTGAAGGAATTGCTGTTCCACTGTTGAACGAATTAAAGTATTTATATCCACCACCAGCACTATAGTGAAGTAGTGCCATAACAGCATTACCAGCAGTATATCCTACACGATCTACTACTTCCTGTACTTCTGATGTAATATCAATTGTGGCACCAACACCAAGAGGAGTTTGTGTTGTTCCAGTAGTAAGTGACAAAGCAAGCCATTCTGCCCAACTAGTTGGGGCTACTGCTGCATCTGCATCCTCACAGTATGCAATTATTTCTACTACACTAGCAGGATTAGTCCATTCTACAGTAATTTCAGCATTAGTAATTACACTTCCCTGTGGAAGTGCATCGCCAACAAAATCGTCAAACCGAACAAACGATTCAAATGTATTTAATCCACTAACCCCTAAATAATCAAAGTTATTAATGGTGGAAAACGAATTATCTTGTAAATTTACCCTACCGTCATCTTCATCGGCTGTTGGGGCTACGGCTGTTGAAAATGCTCCAGTCCCAGGATCAGCCAGTATCACAGTATCGGCAAGAGTTAGTGTATAGTTTCCCGTCTTGGCCTCCAGCGCAACTTGCACCCCATCAAACTCAGGGCTTGCGCCGGTATCTATGTCCTGTGGTAGGGATAATGTTATAGACCCTGCTGCATTTGCTATAATTACTTGTAGTGCTGTTCCAGTAAGTGTGGTAAGTACTGGATCAGCACCAACTGAACCTATAGGTATCTCCCCGTTACCTGCTACAGCAAGAGGGATAATCTCCCCTGTACCACTTCCAAGTATTAAGGCGTGTTCCACGAGTGAAGCAAGACTTACCAACTTTTTGTCGGCATTAGCCGTTACAAGCCTGCTGGCAGTTAAATCACTGAGAGTAACAGCAGCAAATTCTGGGGATGAATCCCTGGCTATGTTCTGGGGAAGGGAGAATGTTACTACTCCGCTACCATTATCCGCTACTATAACCTGTCTATCTGTACCCTCTACCCAGGCCATCAGGGATGAAATGCTTACCGTCTTTTTGTCCGCATCTGTGGCCAGTATCCTGGAGGCAGTAGCCCCATCGAGCTTGATGCTGTCGGGTAGGGATAGAGTAACGGTACCATCCCCATTATCCCCCACGGTTATTTCATCTGTAGTTCCCGCTATCCAGGCATCCAGACTGGCTACGCTCTCCAGGTCACCGTCTGCATCGGTAGCTACCAGAAGGTCACTGCTTAGTGCCGCCATAGCACCTATGGCAGACTCAAGCTCCGTGTTGGTAAGTGCGGTGGACTCCCCAACTCTCGCGTATAGATCTCTAAAGAAGTTCTGCCATTCCACAGTCATATTACCGTTGGCATCTATTATAGGTACCCTGGGGATGGGGGGATTGGATACTGTACTAGTCATTATCTTTCTCCACGCTGGCTACCGCACCCATGATAACCCGCTTTACCGCGTCACTTATCCGCAACTGAAATACGCGATTGCGGCCTTGACCAAGCTGATGCCAGTTAGCGCGATTTGAGGTTTCCCCTATAGCTCCTATACCCTCTTCATGCCAGTTACTCCAAGTGCGGCCACCGTCGTCCGACCAGCGGAGAGATGCTATCGGGTCGTCTTCCCCTACCAGACCAACCCCAGGTTCAAATACCACCTGCAGCTTCCAATAGGTAAGTCTACCCTGCAGCGCTCGTATTGTCTGGGAGGTACGGGTAGCTATCATCACCGTTCCCGCTTCGTCGTACGCATCCGTCTTTAGCTCGTAAAGCTTACCAGTGAACGCATCCCCCACAATGTGTTTGCCGCCGAACAGAACGTGACTGTCGACTCTCCAGCGTGTATCCGTAGGCCTCCCCGCTATCGTTACGCGGGACGAACGTTTGTGCCACATGCTGGTGGTGGAATCGTAAATAAACGTTTCATCTTCGAAGTTAACTACAATGTGGATGTGGCCTTCCAGTTGGTAGCTGAACATCCCAACATCAGACAGGTCGGCATTCTGCTGAATAGTGAAATCTACCGGGATAGTGGATACTATCTTTGGTTGACGACCTACCAGTTGGTAAATTTGGCCTTGCCCGTTTTCATCGACTCCCAAAAAGTATACCGCATTGTTAGCTTTGGTTCGTGCAAAGGGGGCAGTAATCCCAGCCTCCACCATCGCTCCGGAGATTCCGGAAAAGTTGAACGTGGCCGCTCCGGTATTATACCACGGTTCGGCAGTTTCACTTCCCAATACCCACAAGTCCTGGTGATCTACAATAAGTGAGATGGCGTCATCCGGGTTTCTACCTGCTGTAGAGAAGGCTAACCCTCCCCAGGAGGTACCATCGTTGAAATCGGATCTGTATACCTGTCCGGTATCTGGTCGGATAACTAAATAGTAACCATCTATAATAACTATGGTTCTTGCTCCCTTATAGAAGTCGCCGTCCGTTATCTCAGCAAAAACTTCCGTAGTGAGATCCCAGACGTATCCGCTGGTACTATCTACCAGTGTAATATCTACCCCATTGGTAGCCAGCATCACGCGACCAGAGGAGGAGCTTAGGGTACCGATATTGGTGGCAGTGCCGTCCGCGTCTATGCGGTATAGTGCATTACTACATACAGCATACAGGTAGGATTTCCATACCAGCATCCCACGGATACCACTATCTACTGATAGGTTTTTCCACAGTACGAGGCCGGGGGAGCCTACCAAAGCATATTCAGGATTAGGGCTAGCAGAGGGTATGGGACGCAGAAAGAAGTTTGTGCACTCCTGAGCAGATAGAAATGTAGACTGCCCGGTATAGGTCGGACCCACAAACGGAATTTTGATAGATGTTATTGGCATATCATCCTGGACCTGTATTTATATTCCTGTGAACCCCACGACCACCAGCCATACGTGCAAGCTGGGGAGTACGCATCGGGGTAATGGGGGCCACGTTTTTAGCCCGTATGAGGGCCACAGCTTCTGTAACAGTTGCTGCCAGCGACTGGCTAATGGACTTACCGAATGCCCCAGCTATTTCCAAAGCTAACCCCTTGATAATGGCCCGCTGGTACCCTGGATCGAAATCCACCTCAGTAGTTCTATCCGCGAACTGAGTTATCTGCTTCCTAACCCGTAGGTGGAGATCGTCAGCAGTGGAGGGGGAAGGCCATACAAACACCTTACCTAGTGGGTATTCGGGACTGTAGGCCATAATACGCGGGCGAGAGGATAGCTGCTTGTTTCTACGCAATCGGTAGACGTCCAGTGTCAGTACCCTCACAGGGTAGTCAAAGTCGCTAACCCGCATGAAGGAATCGTCCCGAATTTCTATAGGACGGGCAGAGGCAAAATCCCCTGCAGCACCGTACGTATACTCTTCCTGGCCAGCGGTGAGGGTAAAAGATTCCAGGACGTCAGCAACTACCATAAGTCCGTCCAGTGACCATGACTCCAGCATATCAGCTACCTTACGCTGGACGAATGCTGATCTGGATGCTGGTATCGGTTCCCCAATAGCCAGCACCCCGATTTCTATCATGGCCTCTTCCATCACATCAT